AGCCAAGTTCACTCCCGAGATGGAGTTCTACGCTGGCGAAGACCCAGGCCATTCCTCGGGCGCAATCATCTTCATGTTCTTCGAGTCTGAGACTGAGAACCGAGTGGCGCTAGGTGGCGCTCACAATGGTCGCAAGGCCGTGGAGTATTCTTTAGTGCTGGACTGTTTCATGCGATCCAACCACCGCAAGTCCGAAGATGCCGGTGCTGACAACGAGGACTTCCTTGACTCGCTCTTGGCAGCCATCCGAGCAGACCGCAACGCTGGCAACCCTGCCATCATCTTCCAATGGGGTGAGGGCGTGAACCCTGGAGGCGCTGACCTCTCGGTGGTGAGCTACTACCCACGCCTGCTAAATGGCGCTGGAAGTGCCACACAGACTTACTCAACCGTAAGGGTTTCGGTAGTCGAAATCCTCAACACCTAAGGAGCCATCTATGGCGTACAATTACAAGGGCGAAGTCACAATGGTTTATGTGGACTTCACCGATGGAGACCACACGCTCGAAGCCGTACCTGGCCAGACTTACGAACTCATCGCAGTTCCCGAAGACGGGCTGTTTGAAGAGGTCGCTAACAAGGTTGCTAAGGCCACCAAGACCACCGCAGAAGTACCCACAGAAGCCCCTCAGACGGCCCCAGAAGCCCCTGTAGAGCCAGCAAACTAACTAACCCACCTAACCCACTAAAGGAACCAACATGACTCAGTACATGACCGCCAATAGTTTCCTCGGTCTTGGCATCGAGAACGTTCGAGGCACGGCTGCTGCCAGCCCTAAGTTCATCCCGATTACCGCACCGCAGGTCACGCCAATGCAGGTGTTCCTTCGTGACGAGGCTCTCCGTGGATCGCCTACGACTGTCTACGACCAGGTTGCCGGTGTTCGTCACGATGAGTATGACGTAAAGGGCTACTGCTACGCCGACTCGTTCCCCATCTTGCTGCGCTCCATCCTCGGTGGAACCGACACCCTCGCTGGTGCTGGCCCCTACACGCACGGCATCAAGTTGCTAAACAACCAGACCGGTTCGCAGCCACCCTCAGTCACCATCCAAGACTTTGACGGTGCTACCGCCTTCCAGATGACCGGCGCTCAGATGTCAGAACTGTCATTAACCTTCGGTGCTGAGGCTGCTGCCGAGTGGAGTGCCAAGTTCATGGGCAACCCCTACACGCAAATCAGCGCCCCTAGCCCCTCGTTCACTACGCCAGCCACGACTCTCGGGTTCGTGCCTGGCTGGGACATCACCACTTCAATCGGTGGATCTAGCCTCGCCTACATCGCTGAGGGTGAAATCCGCATGAACCGCAACACGGCTCCTATCTTCACGATGGGAACGCAGGCTCCACGAGTCTCGTTCGCTGGGCCTCTTGAAGTTTCGGGTCGCTTGCTCGCAGTTGTCGAAAGCACCTCGGACATCTTCTCTAACTCCACTAACGGTTACGCCTTGTTCGACGGTCCACAGGCCACCGTCATCACCTTGACCGACCCCGTCAGCTCAAACACGATTGCCTTCACAATGACTAAGGCGCAGTACTCTGATGTCAAGCGCCAGCGTGGAAAGGCTTTTGTGGAAGTTGAAGTAAACTTCACAGCGAACGCCAATGCGACTGATGCTGCTGCCTCAAGCGGCTACAGCCCCATTGCCACCGTTACCACGAACAACATCTCTACGGCCTACACGGGTTCGTAATCAACTAAGGGGAGACCATGCCAGCATTAGAACTACCGAACAGCGCATCAGCCATCATTGCAACCAAAGCCGAAATCAGCGAGCGCACATCTCGCAGCATCTCTCGGTCATACATGATTGCTGGCGCAACCATCGCACGCCTACTCGAACTCGGGTATGACGAGTCAGATCCGAAGACTTGGTCTGCCTACTCCAAACTTGATGAAGTCGAGCGTGAGGCAGTCGATGGCTACGAAGCAGCGCTAATCGTTGGCATGGTGAAGTCTTGGAGTCTCGGGGCTTTGCCGACTGTGGACACGGTCTATGACCTGCCTAGCGAGACCTTCCGTGCGCTGGCAACGGCCTGCGGTGATGCCTACAGTCAGGTTGAGGAGTTCGGCCCCGATGGAGTCACCGACCCAAAAGCGCCTACCGCCGACTAACTGCTCTGCGCCTAGCCATTAGTGGCAAGGATGCCGATGTCGATGTCGAGCTAGCAGGGCTATGGAGGGAATACCGGTTCCGCAAGTTGTTCGGCGGTTCGCATAACGATTACCTAGACCAGCCCACCGAGACAATCGAGTGGCTCCTAGCAATAGACAACACAGTTCAGGAAGCGAGAAATGGCGAAGCAGTTTGATGTCAAAGTCAAAGGACTAGATGACTTCACCCGTGCCATCCACGCCCAGGCTGAACGCATCGACAGGGCTGCACAAATGATTGTCCGCAAGGGTTCGGTCATCGTTGAGCGCAACGCCAAGATGGTGTTCCTCGGATCTCCTACCAAGAAGCAGACCGGCAGAGGTCTATTGCCTCAAGGCCTGCCAGCGATGAACGGCAAGAGCCAATCGTTCCCTACGCCCACCTCACGCTCGGGCAACCTTCGCAACTCCATCGGCCTACGAGAAGCCAAGCGCATCGGCCCAGGTCGCTGGATGTCTAGCACCGGCCCATCCGTTGTCTACGGCAAGCGTGTCGAAGAGGGTGGCGTGAGCCAGCACAACATGGCATGGGGTCGCAGGATGCCCTACTTATGGAACGTTCGCACTCGTGCCTTCCCCTACATGGAGCCAGGTCTGCAGCGTTCAATGTACGCCCTCGAAGTTCTGTATCGAGAAGAATGGCGTAAGGCGCTCGCCTAAAGGAAATCATGGGAAACTTGCCACCAGTCAGAGTCGAACTCATTGCCGAAATCAAAGAGTTCATGGCTCGTATGAAGGAAGCCGAGCATGGTCTTGGCAAGGTCGGAGACAAGGCCAACTACACCAGAGACAAAATGGCTGCGCTCGGTCAGAAGATGGCTACCGGCGTTCTCGCTGGTGTCGGTGGAACGCTAGTTCTTGCCACCAAGTACGCCCTTGACTACCAGAAGTCCATAGAGCAGATTGGATTTCAGGCCAACGTATCTGAAGAAGAACTAAAGCGCCTACACGGAGCCGTTCTTGAGACCTCATCCGCTACCGCTACTAGCGCCGAGAGCATCGCCACCGCCTACCTCGCAGTTGAGAAGGCTGGCATCAAGGGGAAGCAAGCCGACCAGATGGTCACGCAGGCTGCGAAGTTGGCGAATGTCGCTCATGCGGATCTAAACCAAACAGTCTCTGCCGGTCTTGTCATTCAGCAACTTGGTCTTGCTAAGGGCATGGACACCGTGCAGATGTACGATGCCCTCTACGGTGCGGTGAAGAACTCTCGATTGTCGCTTGATGAACTGACCGGAGTGTTCCAGGGCAAGGCTGCACTAGCAATGTCAAACTACGGCATCAAGCTCGGTGAGGTCGCTGGTGTGGCTAGCGTATTCAAGAAGGCCAACATGGATGCCGGTGCTGGTCTAGCAGGACTGAACCTGTCGCTGGTGAAACTGACTACCGTGAACGATAAGGCCAACGACAAACTCAAGAGCGTAGGACTGAGCCAGAAGCAAATTGCTGAGGATCTAAAGAAGCCAAACGGTCTAATCACGATGTTCACAGACCTATCTAGCCACATCAGCAAGTCCGGTATGCCACTTCAGCAGTTCCTCAACTCGTTAGTCGGCGCACGAGGCGCACAAGGTCTGGGCTTCCTTCTTAGCAACATGAAAGAATTACAAGCCAGAGCAGGCACAGGTGGCGTGTCAGTCGGCAACGCCTTTGACACCTGGCTTAAGAACCCCGAAGGTGCGCTGGCTAACTTTAAGACGGTGGCGAAGAACACTCTCATCGGACTCGGTAACTTGCTCCTGCCTACGGTCACGCAAGGTCTTAACTTCCTGAACGGTGTTATGGATAAGTTTCAAAAGGACAAGGGCTGGCAACAGGCTGGCATTGGCATCGCTGCTGCCATCGGCGCAACCCTCGCCACCGTGAAGTTGGTTGGTCTTGGAAACTCCATCGCTGCATCGTTTGGCGCTGAAGCCACGTTACTTTCAGGCCCGATTGGTATAGCCATCGGTGCTGCGGTACTTGCCTACATGTTAGACAATCAAACTCACAGCATTGTTAATAAAATTATAAATCCTGAAACTCGTGGTCAGGGTGTTAAAGACCTTGCTGGAACTCTTTGGAACAGTATTGTTGGATTTACTGGATCTGCTTTCACTTTTGGCATGATAAGCCCAGATAGAATTCTTCAAAAATTGCCTAGCGGTTTTGTCTATCACACACCAAAGGGAACGCCAGGCAGCATTAAAGACCCACACGACCCGTTCGGTTTTAATAACTTGGCTCCTGGTTCTGACCCAAGAAGCAGAGTTCCACGTCAAATCAAACTCAAAGTTAATCTCGGCTAATGGCACGAGGAGAGGCTTCATACAATGGCGAAGCGCCAACCGACATTGAAATCAACATCGACCTTGATGTCCTTGCTAAAGCTCTCGCCTCCGACCCTGACTTCATCCGACTCATCTCTAACAAGGTACGCAAAGAGCTGACCAAAGATGCTCGCACAATGGGCAACCTGTTCGGCAAGTGGGCTGGTCGATGACTCAGATTGCCAGCCTGCCTGCGGTCAAAGTTGAGGTGGCGTTCACCCCTACGGATCTATTGTCGCTGACTCAGACCTGGACTGACATCTCTCTCTATGTTCGAGACTTCGGCACACACGGGGGCCGTCAGCACTACCTAGACCGCATCGAAGCCTCCACGCTCTCAATGACCCTGGACAACCGCACCGGCTTCTTTATGAACGGAACGGAGAACGGCACGGGCGCAATCATCGGTACTCGACTTCCGATCCGTGTCACCGCTACTTGGGCCAGCGTTCCCTACACAATCTTCTGGGGAGTCATCGACACCATCGACACCAGCCTGCAGGATGCGCTGAACTCTGACCTGTACCTCTCTGCCTCGGACTCGCTGAAGTATCTATCCCTGCGCTACCTCTACAACAAGACCCTCTACGCCACCTACGCCAACGTGTCATCAGCTCGCTCGTGGTACAACACCGCCAACCGGAACACCTATGTGGACAACATCGGAGCGTACAACGGTTTTATTGTCGGCCCCTACGCATCCACCGAAGGCGTGCTTCTGTACGACAAAACCACCTCGGTAGACCTGACCAACGGATCAACGGACAACACGGCCCTAGTTCAAATCCCCGTAGCCACGTCAGGTTCCCTAGCGCTTGACTTAGGCGTTGAGTTCTGGGTCATCGGTCAGGGCATCACTACCGGCACGCTGCTACCCATTAACCTTTCTAGCACCGGATTCAGTCTCAATGT